GTTGCGACGGTTGCGATGGTACTAAGGGGTAAGCCCGCTAGCCCGTAGGCCGTTCCACCAATGCTAGTTACTACCTTTACGCCGGATGCAGCCGCGCTATCCGCAGCTTCAGAGAAAATGCCCATAGGACTCCTAAGTTAGCCCTATGAGAAGGGCAAGCCGATAAAAATTATTAATGTACGGGACTGTAAATAGTCCTGGACAGAGTGAGGAAAGATAGCTACTATGGGTACATCAGGAAGCGAACCAGGAACTAAAGGTTTATCCTGACTCCGCCGTTAAATGTATTATTGATACGAAACCACTACTGAGGATTGACCATGAAAACGAACAAACTGGTAGTTACCCTGATTCTCTCCCTTGCAGCAGCTTCCGCCTTCGCAGACGGACGCGGTACAGCAGGACAAGCCCACGGCGGCGCAGAGGGCGCTAACGGTGCGGGTGCAGCGTCAGACCTGGGATTCTTTCCCGGCTGGCAGACGGCTAGCCCTGCAAAGGTCGCAGAGGAGCTTGCCAAGTATCCGCAAGCACGTAGCGTACGGAGTGCTCCGGCTGAGTGGCCTAGCTGGGTCCGCGTGGCTAGCGCGAAGTAATAAGGTAAGCAGGGAATCTGTTTTAGAGCCTCTACCGACCTGTCACGGTAGAGGTTCCTTTTTATTGCTGCGTCTCAGGAGCCGTGTCCTGCACGGTTCCCGTTTCTACGTTGTAATACTGTCCCGGATTACCGGGAATCCCATACACGATATCCTGTGTATCTAATAGCGCTTGGTCCCCGATGGCGTACGTTGACCCGGTAATGACGGTTAATATAAGGCCGTCCTCTTTGTTATAAATAAAAAGTGTAATCACCGTACAGCCTCCAGAATAGATACGTTACCGGCTTGTGTGTTGCTAACCGATGCATTACCGTTAGGCATCGCAACCAGCGCGTATGCTGTAGCGCTATTAGTAGACGATAGGGTTACACCATTAACCGTGAACTGCACGAGTCCAACCTGACCCGGCGCACCCGCAGCCAAAACCATAGCGATACCTCCACGACCCACATAATTCTGTGTGCCCGGCGTACTGCCGAAGGAGTAACTAGCGGACGTGGTTACGGCGTTAGCTCCAATCTTCAGAGTATCAACCTGTGCGTTGCCAATATGCGCGTTAAGAATGTTTGCATTAGCAATCTTTGCACTAGTAATGTTAGCGTCAGCGATATTAGCCGTCTGGACAGCCGCCGTACCAATCTTAGCGTTGGTGATATTAGCGTCTACGATTTTTGCAGTAGTAATTTGCGCATCCGCAATTTGCGCAGTGCCAATCTGTGCAGCCCCAATCTTTGCTGTAGTAATCGCAGCGTCAGCAATCTTGGCCGTTGTGATATACGCCGTACCAATAAACGCGGAGTTAATGAACGCCTGGCCGCCCTGAATAACGAACGGTGCAAACGTACCACTACCCGTAGTCTCCAATACTGCAAAACGATCTGCAGTCACCAGAACCTGAGACTCAACCGTGCCACTATTATTATCTACACCAACGCCAATACCAGCAATGAAGGTGCGTCCGCCCGTAGTTACCTGAGTCTTAATCTGATACGAGGCCGACACCCGTCCGTTAATGTCCGCAAACGATGCTGCGTTAGTTGCTACCGCAGCAGTGTTAGAATCTACAGAAGCCTGCACAGTAGTAAGCTGCGATGCCGTTGCAGCATCCGCACTAATGCGCGCCGTGGTTTCCACTTGGACAGCAGCGAAATACGCGTTGCTATATGTATTGACTTGCGCGCTTACGTTATTAACCTGAGAAGCCAAAGCCAAATCGGCTTCAGCACGTGCTGATTGCTCCGTGTAGATACCCGCAAATACCGTAGTAGCACCCGCGAACGCCGTAGAGTCTCCGGCTTCTGGCGGGATGACTACCTGAGCGCTAACGATATCAATACGATCTGATAGGGCTGTGTCCCCGTCTATGCGCTGGGTAGTCTCTGTAGAGATTGCCGTAGCGTTGGCGGTAATCGCCGTTTGCATGCTGGGTATAGCAGCAATAGGCGTAGCTAGCTCAATGGATAACTGAGTAGCTGTAATCTGCCCGGTAAGGTAAGCCAGAATCGCGGTAGCGTCGCTAGAGGACATCCCGTGTACACCCGGCCCTGTGCTAACAGGATAGAACGCCCCAATGTTCCCGGAGGTATCCACCAGCCTAGCCCAGAAATACATATCAAACCCAGCCACCAACCCGATAAGGTTAGTCGTGCTGGTCGGATAGCTGTAGCGGCCTAGCTGTGTTGTCGTGCTGAAGTCGTCCGTATGGCTGTAGTAAATCTCCGTGTATGCAGTATCGCCAGCCGTAGGCGGAAACGTCCAATCAACCCGGATACCGAAAACTTGATCTGTACTCGCCGTAAGTGTTGCCACTGTAGGCGGCGCACCCGTCTTACCCGCTAGGGTAGTTTCAGACGAGGTAGCGTACACAGAGCTAACGTCAAGGCTATTGATTGCCCGTACGCGCGCTATGTACTTGCCCGAGTAGATATTGTGTACGTCCAGAGATGTTCCACCAGTACGCCCACCGTCTACCCAATCCCCGCTATCCTTTCGCCACTGCACAACGTACGCCACAGCAGCCGGAGCGGCTACCCATGAAATAGTCATGTTCGTTTTAGCGATACCCTGATCTACCACCACGTACTGAGATGCAGCCACGCTAGTAGGAGGAGCCTGCGTATTGAGCGGTAGGCCAGTAATAGGGCGCACGTCCACAGCAGCACCACTATCGATAGCTGCATACTTACTTGGTTCGTACTGCAGAGCGTTAATCTCAAAAGTAATACCGTCTTTCTCTGCTACGCTATTTACACGGAATAACTGAGACTCAACCGTAGTACTCTCGATCATGTAGACCGATTGAACAACCGGCTGTACAGCCAGCGGGGGATTTAAATTAACATCGTTACCGGAGATGCCGGAGATAGTAGACGACTCAGCAACACCAGAAGGAGACACTACCGTAAAGGTGTCGCCAATAGCCGCTTGTGACATTAGCTTGTCTACCGTAACCTTATTCGTACCGGAGACAGCATGGATACGCCCACCAAGCCTGCGGCCCGCTCTTGCCGGGTCTGCTACTGCAATAATCTGTCCAGGCTGTGCTAACGTGCCGTCAAGACCCACGCTAAACGTTACGCCGTTAGTTTCAAGGCGGGACGTGAGGATAGACCAAGTACCTACGCGTTGCGCCTGTGTGCGACTGGTACAACCAAACGCGGTAATCTCAGCCTTATTAATACCGTACCGCGCTACGCCGTCCGCGTCTTCCACATACTCTACTGCGGACTTGTAAGCGTTAGCAGGATCATTCCACGTAACCAGAGCGACTGTGTAGCGCGTCTTGAGCGAGCTACCTACGTACTTGAATTGGCCTTGGATAACGTTGGCCGCCGTGTACACGTACACAGGGTCGGTAGGCATATCAGAGGTAGCTACAACCGCACCCGCAGCCCAATAAGCCATACCACGGAACACACTAGCCAAATCCTGCAGCACCTTGTACGCATCCGTGCGGGACTGGATATAGCAGTTACACGTAAAGCGCGGCTCTAATCCGCCCTGTCCGTCCGACACCATTACATCGCAGTACTGCGCAATCTGATACAAGGAAAAACGATCGATCATTGTTGCATCGACTTTAGCACCTAGCCCGTACCGATTGTTAAGTACGAGGTCATAGAAAATCCACGCGGGGTTATCCGTCCACCCAGTTACAAACGTACCGTCCCACGTACCCGCGTACACACGCGTCTCCGGGTTGTAATTAGAAGGGAACTTGATTAACAGCCCCTTCATGTCATACGAGCGGGTAGGGACGCTAGAGAACTGCGCAGCGTCCAAAGATACTGCAACCACCGCACTAAGAGGATACCTAAGTTTCCCGTCCGTGAGTTCCGTGTAGCTAACTACAGAGGTTGTATCCTGAATAAATGAATCAGTAGTGTCCGCTGTGGTTCTAACGACGCGAATAGTGTAAGTTGCCGTAGCGCCGTTAAGCTCAATACGATGCGAGCGGTTGTAGGCTGAAGACGCCTTACCGTTAAACGAGGTATCTACTACGACAGTAAATGCGCCACCATCTACTGATAGCTGAATCTGATACGCTACCAAATATCCCGTAACGTCACCAGTGCTAGGGTTAGTCTGCTGCAAACTCTGCACACCCAGCGTAATACGAACGGCGTTAATAGTTAGATCGTCAAACGTCTGCACCCACGGAGTAACCTGCTTAAGCTCTACGCCTACGGACGTGGTATTAGCCGTGCTATCAAAGCCAGATATGTACGTCTGGTCTATGTACCCAAGACGGATATCTAGGGAACTGATATTGAAGTTGTTAGAGCCGTCCGCGTTCTGGATGGGTGTATTGTCGAAGTAGGTAGACCTGGCCGTACTAAAGCTATCGTCAGCGGGGCCGAAAATGGGACCCTCTGAAATCAAATCCATAATCTGAGCGTATGCCGTACTGCTTAGCGTGTCGTCCGCCTGTGTGGGCGTATGGGTTGATCCACTTTCCGAACCAGTGCCTGCACCCTGTACAATTTTTCTCATGCTCCCTCGCTTTAATGGATTAAGTATCCGTTGCGAGGATACCTTCTGAAATTACAGTACTACCTACACGCATACGACCGTACAGCAGTGGTACTGGCCCACCTTGGTACGCCGTGTTCTCTGCACCACTGAAGTAGTAGGATGTCTTTGTTGCAGCGCTATTACTGTTACCGTTGGATGCCGCAGCGTGCGCAGAGAGCATCTGTGCAACACCACCGAAGACCATAGAAACACCAAGGCTGATAAGGGGAGTTCCCGCGCCACCGAAGTACGAAGTAACCGCGCCAGCGATAATAAGCACAACCCCTGCGATAACGCTAAGGATGCCGCCGTTCTTCGCCCCTACCGGAATAGGAGCAACGCGAATATCATCGTTACCGCTGGGATACTCTAGTTCGCGCTCCGTAATGTTCCGCTTGCCGACAAAGACGGCGTACTTAATTCCGCGATCCTTGCTAGTCATTAACTCACGCTCAAATCCGGGAATCATAACGGCTAGTGCGCGCATAGCCTCCCGTGGAGACCTAACCACGAACCTATGCACACGGCCAAACTTAGCGCCCAATTTTCCATAGAGGCGAATCGTCCTCACTTTTTCTGACACACTGCCTCCTTATAACGGATGATATGGGTTACATAGTCGCGGTATCGCGGTAGGCTATCCTTTCTAGATAGCTGGCCCCACACGTGATGGATAATTGAATCGCTACCGACATAGACCGCAGCATGATTAGGAGTATTGTTCCGGCTGCGAATCTTCATAAGCAACACGTCTCCTTCCTGCAGTTCCGTACCTAGTGGCATAGATACGCCCCCGCACGCGGCATAGTTATCCGTGTACAGGCTGGAGTGTCCATCGTTCCACCACTCGCCAGCCCTATGAAAGTCCGGGAGCACTACACCGTACGTTTGCCAGTAGTACCGACGTACGAGGCCGAAGCAATCGTTAGTACCGTGTGAGAATTGACAGCCGATTAGAGGAGCCTCAAAGCCGCTAGGGCTAAACTCGCACCAATCCTCAATTCCTATAGAGCCGTCAAGTTGTGCCCCAAGGGATACAATTACCCACAGGGGTACGCCTAACTCCTCGCATACCGTTAGGTCCGCTTGGCTAGGCTTTGCGAGTCCTCCGGGATGGGAATGAACTACCGCCTCAATCGTCCCTGTGTCCTCCGCGTCCGCGTAGTCCTCTGGATCAATCGAGAATGCCGTGTGTGGGGCGGGATTGATGTTCCTGCATGGGAGGTACACCCCACCAACCACAACCCCACAGGACTCGCTTGGATAGCACTGCAAAGCATGTGAAGCGATAGCAGCCTTTAGCGTGATGTCCATAAGTTTCCTTTAGAGTGTGCCAGCGGTTCCCGCACTGGGGAAGCCGCCGAAGGGCAGGGGATTAGTCGCACCAAAGCGCACCTTACAGCTAGAGAGACGCTTACCGCATGCGTCTAGTGCAGGATCGCTGGTAGGATTGTTATTCTTGTCAAAGAACGTGATACCAGACCATCCGCACTCCAATCCTTTGTACGCCCACTGGCAAAGCCCCGCGACTACCTGGCGGGAGGGTAACTGTGTTCCTGAGAAGTCCAGAGCAGAGGAAAGGGTAAACTCAACATTAAGGTTGGTCTCGCTTGTCTTCTGCTCCACGTACCAAAGCTCTACGGGCATCTCCTCTGCAGGGTCCGCGCCGGGTTGCCCGTCTAGATACTTCGCTAGCGTTCTATGACGCTTTACCTTAGCTCCGCACAAGTCACCTAGTGCAATACACAACGCGGAGATACTTCCATCTACGTTAGCTACAGTGACAGTAGGAGCGGGCTGGCTAGCATCCCCTGTACGCTCAAACCCTGCAGCCTGAATAGGCCACGGGGAATACTCCACACCCTGCCATAGAATATCCCCAGACTGCAAATGCGCGTGGAACCGGAGAACGTCTCCGCCCATTGCCGTACAGTCTAGTTCGTACAACTCAATAAGCGCGCCGGGTTCTAGCGTCTGGATATCTGCTGTTATAGTCATGTTACGCTACCCGCAAGGCATTAATAATACCTATTGCGGTAATACCACCAGCGGTAAATGTAGCGGCAACCACCAGATTAAACGTAGTTGTTACTGTTAGAGGGACTACACCGGGAGGCGCTTGAATTTGATTAACGGACGCTGTGGTAAACGCGGCTGTTAGGTTAAACGTACTAAAACTTGTAAACGCTACACTAGGGCTTACACAGCACCGTAGATTAGTAGGCGCGCATGAGGGAGAGCCAGTCAGAGTAGCTAAACCCCATATAAGATAGATTCCAGGGGGTAACGATAGCGTGGCTATACTAGTTGCCACCCCGCTAGTGCCTACTGTCTGAGGAGTACTCTGCACTACCTGTATTAGTTCACCTATAGCGCCGGTAGGGACCGTAGTCCCTAACTTACCAGTAGCGTTAAGGCCACCTAGTGTAGCAACGCCCGTAACGCCTAATGTCCCGCCTAGGGTAGTGTTACCTACAACTCCTAGGGTTCCGCCCACAGACTCGTTACCGACTACGGTAGAGTTACCATTTACCGTTTCGTTATCCGAGTTAGTACGGCTACGCATTAGACAAGTCCACGCGTGCAGACCGTCCGTGTCCATCAAAGCGGACTCACCCGGATTTAACTTGGAGATAGAAACAGTATCGCCGGAGCCTGTAGTAATAGCCAAGGTAACTACTGTAGTTCCCAGATTACGTAGCAGGGTTACTTGATCTGCAGCACACGTAGACGCGGAGGGTAGGTTAATAGTACCGGTAGACCCAAGATTGATATTTACCCGCTTACCGATATGCGCCGTAGTCAGCGCTTGCGCCGAAGTAATCAGAGTTGCACTGGTTAGGAAGGTCTGAGAATTCAACACGTCTACGTTAGCGTTATCTTTAATGAACGCTGTACGTACTGCATCCCCGTCAACGCCAGCAGGAGCAGTACCTAGATTTACTTTTTGTAGTGCACTCATGCGGAGAAAACCTCTGTAAAGTTAACGGTAAGCGTGTAGGAGTCTCCGCCGTGCGGCTGAATGGTCGGAGTGTCACAACGGAACAAACCTACCGACCTAAGCGGAGGCGTCCAGTTAAAGGACTGGAAACCTTTGGTAGAATCTAGAAACGCTTTGATAGCGCTAATCTTTGCGCCGGAACCGGAGAAGGTAAGCGGGAAGGTGTCCATCTGGTTGTTAATTCCATCAGGGACACTTTGGGAGTAGCCGTCCCCGAATTGCGCTGTGCGTACTACATATTTCGTAGTGCCAACTATCTCCAAAGAGGGTTGCCACGTAAAAACGGGAGTGCTCATTCCGCGCCCCTATAGAATTCACCATGCAGTTCTTTACGCGCGGCGTCCGCTACTGCGAATGCTGCCTCTGGTGTGGAAAAGTACCCAAGTGATTTTTCTTTCTTGTTTGGCGTCTGAATGCGCGCGTTCCATCGTCCACTACTCTTATGCAAGTACACACCCTTATACCCAGATGCACTACGAGCTACTGTGTTGTACCTATTCTGTACGCGCGTTGCGTTGCGTAGGTTTTCCCAGCGGTTATCCGAACGCTTTCGGTTCTCATGCTCACCGTCTGCCTCTGGAAAGGAACCCGTCATATAAAGAAAAGCTAGTCTATGTGCAGGGTAGCGCTCACCGTCTATTCCTATCTCTACATAGCCACATGAGATAGTACAACCCGCAACATCTCCTTTCTTTGCGCGGCCCTTATTTACGTTACGCACAAACAGACCTGTTAGCGGGTCATACGTCAATAATGCCTTAAGTCTGTCCTGCGTAAGCATAACTACTCCTTAAATCTGTCCATGTTTTAGCTGATACCCATAACCACCCTGCCCGCGCATCTTCTGGCTGAGACGCTTGTCTACGAACGCTTGAACCATAGCGTGCAAATCAGCAGCGTCCTTATCATCCATGCCCCCGCCATTACCGTTGTTATTCACGGTTACGCTAACAGGGGTGTTCCCGCTAGTTGCAGACGTGCTAGAGCTAGCTACGGAACCGACAGCACCGCCACTAGCGAAGTGGGCCATCTTGCCACTATTGATAGCGTGGAGTAGACCGCTGTATTTTTTGGTAGCGGCTGCGGTTACAACGTACTCGCCATTCGAGAGCATGGCCGGGATGCTATCGCTAGTGCCCGTACCAGCGCCGCTGATAAAGCCACCAGTAGCAAAGCTGCGCGTACCACCACCGACACCTGACACGGGACCACCCGTACTAAACGAGCTAGCCACCATGTTAAAAATTTGCGTCTCCGCTGCCTTAAGTGCAATCTTTGCGAGGTCGGACAGGATGCTAGATGCGAGGGAACTAAAGCTAAACTTACCCGTAGTAACGAAGGTTTCGAGAGCATTAGACATATCGCTAAACGTTGCGTCCATACCGGAACGCATAAGCTCCGCGTTAGTCAAGGTCTGCCCAGTCTGGTCCAGTAGAGCTAACTTAAACTGCGCGTTAAAACTCTCCCTAACTCCCTGCTGCAATGCTAGGTTAGCTTCAAGCTGTCCCTGTGCTTTGCTGTAATAGTCTTGCAAGGCGGTCAGCTTAAGCGCGTACTCCGCTTTGTCCGCTGTAGGTGATTCATACTGTGACTTAAGGGACGCTTGCTGTTGCTCAAAGGACGCTAGCAGGCTACTCCGTGCAGCGTAGTTAGCCTTCTCTTGCTGCGTCATAAACTGCTGTGCGTTAGTGGCGTCATAGCCGCTTTGTTGCTTGGCTAGTAATGCGTTCTCTTGGTCGGAGAACTTCTGTACGTTAGCTGCACGCTGTGCGCCGTACTTCGTAACCGAATCCGTAAAGTTTGTCTCTACGGCCACGCGCTGCGCTACCAGACTTTGATAGTCCTTAAGCGCGGTTTCCTCCGCAGACTTCTGCTTCTTGGCGGCTGCTACATCCACACGCTTAGATGCGTTAGCTATCTCTTGATCTAGTGCGTTAGCCTGTAGGTCGTGTAGCTTCTGGAAATACGTAGTGGTATCGATAAGGCCAGCGTCCCGCTGACTCTTAAGCACAGTCTCAGAGCGCTTTTCTTCCTGTTCGATAAGCTGATTCTGCCCAGCAATGCGCGTAAGCTCCGCATTTATTCCGCCCTCGTTAGATTTCGCCGCGTGTGTCTTAGTCTTTGTAGCGTACTGCTTATTGATCGTGTCAATAGTCTCGTAGTGGTCTTTAAGGGCTTGCTGATACTCCTTACTGCCCTTGTCTACCACGTCCGCTAACTTTGCCCACTTTGCATTTTCAGCCGCTAACTCTGCATCTCTTTGCTTACCCGGACCAGCGTGTGAAGTGTCCGTTAGGTAGTTAGACAACGCTACCTGTGCATCCCCGCCCTTAGCGCGGGCTTTATTATCGTTTGCCGCTTTCTGCTGAGCAGCTTGTACTTTCTGCAGCGCCGCTACCTGTGCGTTAGCCGCGTCCATCTCCGCCTGAGCAGACCCAACGTTACCGAAGGGCATAGCCTTAGCCTGTGCCAGATTACGCACTGCAGCCGCCTGCCTGGTAGTAGCGTCTGTTAGCTTCTGTGTGTTGGAAGCTGCAACGCCCATACGGTCAAAGTTATCACCAGCCTGTTTAGCTGCATCTGAGAAACTTTGCCAGATACGAGCAAGTATACCTACCTCTTGCGTACCCTGTGCCGCCATACGGTGCTGTGAGTCCGCTACAGCGTCAATAAACGCCTTGGTAGCTTGTGCCGTATCTCCGGTCTTAATGTAACCTTCGATAACTTCGATTTGTGCAGCGCTAAACGTGTGATACTTAGCCTGCAACTCGTCAATACCCTTCTTAGGGTCTTCAAGCATCTTAACGAATGCTTCAGCAGCCTTATCCGCAGTAAGGCCAGTGTCTTTACCGAACTGCGTAACAACGCCTGTAAGCGTGGACAGTGTTTCTGCGGACGCTTGCCCAGAACCTACCAGAGCCGCCAGAGTGCTACTTACTTCCACCAGCCCGCCATTAGTAGGCGCAAGCTGCGTAGCGAGTGCGGTTAGTTGATCTTTCGTGAGACCAAGATAACCGTTAGTGGCTACAGACGACTTTTGTAAAGCATCGATAGCGTTAGCAGTCTTGTAAAGCTCGACACCAGCGAATGTGATTGCTGCGGCAAACAAGCCAACACCCAGGCCCGCTGCAGACAGGATAGCGCTAAGCGCGTCCGTACGTTCCGCCAACACACCAAGCGAGCCGCCGAACTTAGTCCAGTTACCTTGGGACGCCTCGTGCGCCAGCACCAGCAATTCACGGCGAGCGGACATGGTGTTAAGGTTAAAGCCGTGTGTGTGCTCGGATGCCTGCGCGATCTGCTCACCCATGCTGGCGAACGTACTAGTAACGCCGTTAGCAGCAGCGCGCTGTGCAAGTATTTGCGCTTGCGTCTTACCCGCTGTGTCGCTAAGTCGGATGTACTCTGAGGCGAGTCTATTAGCCGCGCGTGCGTTTAGGTCAAACCCGTTAGCAGCAGCTTCCTTCATAGCAGCGTCTACGAGTGCTGCCTTTTTAGCCATTGCATCTTGCGCGGCGTTGACAGTGGAAGCACCCGCCTTAATCTTATTTACGCCCGCTTCAAACCCGGTAGCGTCTACGGAGTAAACGATCGTACTGTTGTTATTACTTGTTCCCATTGCCGTTCCCCTTAAGCGCTTCCGCTATGACTGCGTTACTAGCCTCTGCGGCTTTATCTTTCATTGCCTCAAAAGAGGGACGTACAAACGGGTGTGCCGGGCGCTTTGATGCGCCGTTCTCTAGCCATCCCGCCAGGGCTTGCCGCGTAACGTTGCGGTAACTACCTTTGCCCTTCTTAGGCTTGTAGTAGGAGTTATTAGTAGTGGTGTCGCCAACAAAGAGAACCTTGTACGTAGCAATCTTGCCCTTAACGCTATCCTCCGGGATGTAGGCCACAGACAGACCTTTTGCGAGGTCCCCCGTATCCCGTGGTACGCGCAAAGCTACCTCATCCTTAAACACAGTGACACCCGCTGCAGCAGCTTTACGTAAGGTAGACTCAGACCCAGCGTTGTCTAGCCCAGCAATCGCATTCTTAAAGACATCCGGGTTAGTAACGCTAAAGGTCTTAGCCATATGATTCCTCGTTGGGTCGTTTAATAGTTACGGTCTTAGCGCCACTCTTTTTTATTTCAGCAAGGTTTATACCGAACACGGATACCGCGATCGCCTCTGCGGACGGTGCTTTGTCCTCTATCGCTATTTCATGCTCTTGTGCCCACGGGATGAAATCGTTAGGCTTATATGGCGGCGTATCTTTACCTCGATTAACGTTAGCTACTACACTAGCGACAGTACCCATACGGATATCATCGATACGATCCCCGAATGGCTCTAGGGAGTAGTATGCTTTCCACTCCCCGAACTCAGCGCTGGACATGCGCAATTGCAAATCAGCTACCGTGCTGTGTAACTCTTTAGCGAGCCGGAACCAGAATAAGCGCTCTGGACTCGCTGTTAGTTTTTTGCAGCCGCTTCCTCAGCATCAGCACCAATCTTATTCACTTCTAGTGCCTTAGCAGCAATCTCCGACACAGCAGCAGCGGACTTAGTACGCAACACGGCTACATCGTCTGACGTGAAGGTAGGAGTACCATCTTCAGCAACCACGGTAGCGGCTACGATAGCAGCCTCAAAGTGACTAGCGGACTTATCGCCAGCACTAATAAGCGCCTGGAATTCGTCCCGTGCTTTACCCGTAAGAACCTTGAAGTACAAGACCGCGTTAACGGCCTTGACTTCCACAGCCTTAACTTCAGCTTCGAGTGCTGCGAAAAGTTGTTCTTTATTCATGGATTAGCCTGCAGGCGTGATCGTAATATCACCCGTGATCGTGAGGCCGATAGCGCCGGTATAAACAGCGTCAACCTTAGCCGCGATAGGGAACGATGCAACGAATGCGCTAAACGCAATGACAGTGCCGTCAGACAGCGTAACCTTAAACGACTTCTCAACACCAGCTTTCTTGGCTGCGAGCAGCGCGGCGTGGCTGGCTTCACCAAGGTTAATGTTGGCGGTAAGCGTAAGTTGGCCCCAATCTTGGAGACCAAGACGGCGTTCTTTAGCGGTAGAGCTAAGGTCCGTAACGTCAATCTCCGCTGCCTTGCCATCAAAGCCGCTAATGTCGGAGATGTTAACGATAGTCGTGAAAACAGGAGTGCCCGAAGTACCAGTATCGATAGCTACGATTGTACCTTGTGCGGTTTGTGCGGTAGAACTCATTATGTATTCCTAAATGTTATGCTGAAATCTAAAGAGGAGCCGTACAGCAGTGTGTCCGGTTCAAAGGTACTAACAGGCGCACCGATAGGCACAGCCTTTACTACGGGGTTTACTAAAGCTTGGAACGCTTGCTCCATGATGCTCGCAGCCTGTGAGCGAGTCTTAGCCCACACGGTTACTTGCATACGGGAGTTACGCGTTACAGGCGTTACGCTGTCAATGGTGGAGAAAGATTGCCCGCCTACCGATTGATACGTACACCAAGGTGCTACTGTTGCAGCGGGGGCTATATCTGGAAAGACATTCCCACCCGCTAGTGTGGACAGCGCGCCGTAGACAATAGACTCAGCCGTCATTAGCGTTCTCCGTGCAAGCCATGTCTACGAACTCGCGTGTGTCCACGTTAGGCAGGACAGAAGCAATGTTGTAGATAACGTTCTGAGCGATAGCCCGGTCCCCGTTATTAACGTCAGTGCGCCAACGAATGCGGATACTTGCGTTACCCTTGTCGATCTGCGCTCCGCCTGCTACTTTCTCAATACCCTTAAGCGTGAGGACTTTGCCCCACACGGCGGCGTACTCCGTCCAGACTTCTAAGGGCTGGCCTAATTCGTCTTTACCGGAGGATTTGCGCTGCAGGGAAATCTTAAGGTTAAGGTCTCCCGCAAGGATGCCGGAACCTTGGCGTTTCTTCTGGCCTGGAGTCATGCGAACACAACCGGACGCAGCCTAGCGAGCAGGCAGACCGCACCCACACTAAGAGGGTCATCAAAGCCCTCTCTACTAGCGTAGATCGTAGCCAGTACTAAGAGGGTTGCGAGCTTAGCGCGGGGCGGTACTGTGGTTTCATCCCAGTCAGCGGGCGTACTACCATCTGCAGCAGTAGTGCCCACGTAATCCGTAACAATGTCCGAAGCCTGTGTAATCTTCTCAGCTAGGTCTACATCCGAAAACGTGTCATCAATGCGAAGGTGAAACTTAGCCTCGTCAAGGGTTACTAAATCAGCCATTAGAATCACCCTCCGTAGCGTTAGCCGTAGGTTTCTTTGCGGGCTTATCTGCAGGCTTCATAGTTTCTCCTGCAGGCGTAGTAGTGCCGCCGGAAGCATCCGTAATAGCTTGCCGTTCCTTAAGCATAGACAGCGGAATCCATTGGGCTTGGAGGTAAGGAGTCTCGCCACCCTCAACCGGAGGAAGACCAACGGTAGCGCGCGCTTCGTTAGGCGACATAACGCCAGAGCTAACAGCTTGTGCATTGGCTGCGTGCTGTGCAGCGGCATCCATACGCATAAGCCCGTTCGTATCAATCTCCGTTCCTTGACCATCGGGAACGCCTAGACCATCGTCTAACAGTAGCTCCAAGCCCTCAATGTGAGCTTGCAAGCAATCGCTGTAGTACATGCCCTCGTAGATAGAGGCACTGGCAGCCGGACGGGAACCCGTCTCCGCCCCCAGCTTATGCAAGGGCACGTGATAGCATCGCGCTACGTCTTCCACTGTCCATTTAAGCTGTTCGATAAGCTGAGCATCCGTGCTAGTCATAGTAAGTGGCGAATACGCCAACCCACCAGCCAACACAGCAACGCTGCCCGTACCTACGCCTGAGTGCGCATCAGACCACGCCTGTTTAGCTGCCGCAGCTTGCTCCTTAGAGATAGCAGCAGGGGCGGTAAGCACGCCGGATGGGCGCGCGGCGTTGCCAAAGAACGCAGCCGAATTAACCGCAATGTTGCTACCCATAGTTGCGCTAGTTGCACATGCCACAAGCGGAGACACGCCAATAAGCGGATGCCAGGACGTAATGCCGCGATCATGAATAATGTCGCGTGCCGGGATAACCACCGACTCTAGCGGGGATACCTGCAGCGGGGACATTGTGACTTGGTAGAACACCGAATCATCCGGCGCAACCATCGGGATAACGTAGCGCGGGTTAAGAACCTCTAGCGAAATGACGTTACCCAGAGCGTCCCTATTCTTAAGGATGTACGCGTTACCCCAGAGGAGTTTACTGGAGAGCCACGCCTTAATAAATTGCTGGCGTGTCTGGTAATGGTTAGGCTTGTTGATTACTTTCGTGTAGCGCGGTGCGGGCGACTCTTGCCAAACAGAATCAATTTGCTTAACGTACTTGATGCGCAGTTTCGAAATGTCGGAGGAGATAAGGTCTACGCACGCGTACACGGCGGAGGATGCAAGCATCCCGTTCTGTCCGATAAGACTCTTGTTCTCTTGCCATGCCCCTGTGTAGGGTTCGCGTACGAACAAGCCATCCCCACCAGGAAACATTGTTGCTGAGAGACCTACGCCTAGTGGCGTTTTACCAGGCTTACGCTTAAAGTAGCCCTTGGTGATACTTTGCAGAAAGCCCATAGGTCTCCTTGTTAGTTATACGGTCTTCTTCGGACGACCTGGACCACGCTTAGGTTCATCCTCCGTAAGTGCTATTTCTTTTACCCAGCCTAGCGCGACAAGCGCGCGTGCATCTGTGGGGCTGTACTCTCTAAACTCTCCCGCTTTGAACACGGGGATAAACTGAATGTCTTGCAGGGCTTGCACCCGAACTCTTTCGAACATAAGCCCTCCGGGCCAGTCAGTTAAACAGACGCCAACGTCCATGCGCCAGCGGTACGGACGTAGCGCTTACCGTCCATAGAATCAAGTGCAATGCTTCCGTCAACACCAACGTTGCTAGCGGGAGCGCTACCCTTGAACTGCAAAATAATTAGGCCAACTTTTTGCGCGTTGTAGATCGGCAAAATATCACGTGGTTTGAATGCCATAGGATTCCTAAAGAATTAGCCCGCAGTTACGCGGGCATTTGATTACGAACCGTAGGCCGCACCCGTAATTTGGGCAGTTGCCAAAGCGCGACGCTTGGCCCAGTTAATGAACATGCCAATCTTGATAGCAACCAAGCCATTCTGGAACATCGAGACCGGCTGCGCCGTCAGAGCACCACCAGTACCCGGCGCGCTATCCATAATGATGGAAGCTTCACGCGAGATATCGATCTGCGGACCCGCATCTTCCGAAAGGAACACTTCATCTTGAATGACCAGTTGAATAACCGTACCTGCAACGTTATTAGAGGTCACAACCTTAATGCCCATCAGGTAGCCGCCATCCATCGTGAGGTTCGGGAAGGCCAGAACGCCAAGAGGAGTGAGCATCGAACCGATAGCCAGAGCACGTGCCGGGGACATAAGCAGAACTGCGGCGCTAAGGTTATAGTTAGCAGCGATTGCAGGTGCGATCAACGCTTGCACATCTTTACGCAGCGACTCGTAATCCGTACCTGTAGCGGCAACAGCAGCAGCACCGTTAAAGATACCAGCAGGCGAGACGTTAGCGACAGCAGCAGCAGCGCCGAGGAACGTCGAATCAATACCTTGTGCCGTAGCCTTCAGCAAGTCAGCTTGCACGAGTGCTTCTGCAGCCGGATTCGAGAAACGAATAATTTCATCCGACAGAATCGACAGCGCGTAGACCTTGCTCCACGTCAGGAAGACCGCGTTGAACGCAGCTTGCGTAACCGGAGCGGGTGCAGCTTCACCAACCCAACCCACCGAGGCACCGCCAGTCTGGCCAGCGATACGGACGTTAAACGGAACCTTCTTCAGCGACAGGCGACCGAGTACGGTCTGCGGGTACAGAAGTTCGATGAAATCACCACCGAAAGTTTCCGGGTACACCAAGTTACCAGCCCACGCTGCGACTTGCGTCGAACCAGCGGCAACAGCAGCCTTCATAACGCCATTAACAACCGCGTCGTCTTTGTAGTGCGTCTCTGCGAGCGACTTAGCGAGCGTAAGATCACCCTTAGCCTTAGCCAGCACCATAGCGGTACGCGTGAAGCTAGCGCCCTTAGGAGCATTCGACTTAACGGTAATAACTGGCTCAACAGCCGTAGCCGTAACCGTAGCAACCGCGACAGCTTGAGCAGCCATCGACTTTTCCACCGTCTTAAGGCGTGCGAGTTCGGCAGCGCCGTCCGTCAGTTCCTTTTCGAAACCGTTAAACGCGGTAACTTCTTCATCCGTAAGCGCAACATCACCATTAACCGACTTGATAACGAGTTCGTTACGTGCGGTTTCAGCTTGTGCCAGACGTGCCGTAAGGGCTTTGATTTTTTCAGCGATAGACAATTTGTAGTCCTTAATATTTACGATACGAAAGGTCAAGCTTGACCAGACGCGGGGTTTTTACAACGGTGGTTTCGACAGGGGTGTCCACCGCTGCCGCTTCTACTACGGGGTTTTCGCCCGTTACTTCGACCGCTTCCGCAGTCTCAGCTAATGAAAGACTCTTGAACGCGGTAATTACTGCTTCCGGGTTGCACGGAATAGCCACAAGGGACAACTCATGCACGTCTGCTTTTGTAAAGCGAACGCCCATATCCTTCCCTAGCGCTTCGTATTCGCTGGGAATGAACCCGATAGAGACGCCTTTGATAAGGCCGCTCTTTACGCTATGCCATGCTTCATCGGTACGTTGCTTAACTACGCCTTCCTCGTCTACCTTGGCAATCTTCGCCACGAACGGGAGACCCTTGGCAGTAGGTGCGCCGAATTGCACAGTGCCCACGGGTTGCGAATGGTCGTGATTTAGGAGGAGAGGTGCATCTGACGCAAAGGACAGGCCCATAGGCTCTACTACGTCCTTAACGCGGTCCAATGCTGGCGTACTGGCAATGCCGATAATCTCTCGCGCGTCTTCGGACACGCTTTTGATTGTGATTGCGCTAAATGCGCGGTTAGTTTTCATTCGTTATCCTTAGTAGACCATAGGCGCGCCCATGTCCTCATTTCCTGCTGCCAATACGACAGCACCAGCCGCCATGACCATAGCCACGAGCGGGTCAATACGCCCGGTAGCCTTCTGCTTGTCTAACTTGCGGTTACCTGCAGGGTCTTTAATGACGACACCGTTAGCAGCCGCCATAGTCAGTACCGGGTGCATACCGTGGGCAACCTGAGAGTTAAGTAGCCACTCCTCCAGAACGTCCATTGCGGGGCTAATGCTCATGTACCCTTGTCCGAACTCCACGAGAGGCAGCAAGCCACCTTCTGACGCGGGCAATTCGGTATCAATGCCTATATCAGCGAACTCTTTCTTTAGAAGATCGATTCGCCAACGGTCAAACGCTATAGAGTGGATGCTAAGGCCGTAGCAAATTTCGGCAATGTCGCGGGCCACGTACTCATAGTCAACGGTCTTACCCGGAGTAGTCCGCATGTAGCCTTGCTTAGCCCATACGTCATAGGGTGAGCGGTCTTTATGTGCGCGGTCTTTAAGGCCGTCTTCAGGCGTCCAGACGTATGTGTGTACTTGCCAGACGCCTGCTACCTTGCCCACCAGCACCAACGCGGTTAAGTCGGTACGGGCTGATAGGTCAAGGCCCCCGTAGACGGGCGTATGTCGGTCAAACGGGAGTGGTTGTGCGGCGTTAGCCTTCCAAACGTCGCGGGAGATAAACGGGGAATTGACGGATACGCGCTGATTGAGCAGCAAGTTCCGTACAGTGTTCTCCATAGACGGCATACGAGCCGCCTGCTTCATCTGCTCCTCTAGGTCGGGGAGAGACCGGAACAAACCTAGGGCGGGGTTAGCATCAGCCCACGCCTGCTTATCGTCTAACTCCGCGTTTTCGTCCGCACAGTACAGGTGAGACACAATGCGCGGGTCTCCGCTCGCTTCAGCGTCGTCTAGCCAGATAGAGAGCAAGTCTGCATCTGACGCAGCTTGCGTGCTAAGGGCGATTAGGAGCGGGTTAGCGTGTGCGCCCTGTGACGTGGTGATAGCATCAATAAAATCTGACTGCGGACCTACTATCTGCCCAATCTCGTCTAGGATTGCAAGGGCAGGAGAGAGGCCGTGGGCGGTCTTAGCCTCTGCGGATAGTGCGCGGTACTCCACGTTGAATCTACGGCCCACCAGACGCTTACCGGACGGCATGATACTCACCAGCGGCTGTAGCGTAGGGGATAGAGACACCATCTTTGCTGCCAGGTTAAACACTAGCGCGGCCTGGTCCCGTGACATTGCCCCGGATACGATCTGGCTATTAAGCACAGCCTCTGGGCCGGTTAGGTGTACGAGCAGGATAAATGCGATGGTTGCGCTTTTCGCGTTCTTTCTGGCAATGCTAAATAGTGCCTTGCGCGTAATTGCAGCGTTATCGTAGACAGAGTAGAAAAACGCTTCCTGGAAATCGGCTAGCTTTACCTTCTGCCCTACTAGCGCACCCTCCGGGATAACGCAATTACGCTCAATGAAATACATAGCGCGCTCAGCGCGTGATAATTCGTCATACGGGAGGCCACGCCAAGCCCGTAGTACGGGGATGGGGCCGCACTTATACGGGTTAGCCAATAGGTATCCTTATTAATCAGACCGCACGAAGTCTAGGGATGCTTGGATCGTCTTCCACTTCACGGGCTTCCTTCTCTACGGCCAGCTTCTTACCAGCATCAGCACTGCGACCAACCGTAGCCGCTGCATGTACGTGCAACTTAGCCGATAGAGCCATAGACCTAACGCTAAGGGTGTTAAGTAGTGCGTGCTTAGGATTAACAACCTGCGTACCCTTAGCGTTAGTGATAATGTCTTTCTCGTCCTCTAGTTCCTCTTGGATACGATTAATATCCGCCTGGCAGTGGGCAAGGTTGGCCGCGTGGGCAAGGTCAATATCAGTCCACGTATCAGCCGCCCTGGCTAGCACAATGGAATTCCAGTACGGAATATCGATATCTCTAAGCCTGATATGGGCCGGTGGTGCGATAGGACCAAGGGAAGCAGCCTGAGCGGCCTTAACAGCAGCAGTAACGCTGTCAGAACGGGTCTTAGCCATAAGGCCTCCTAAGTGTTCTTACTAATATTGGGCTACGTGCGCGCGTGATCGCGCGAAGTGCTAGGTATATCCCCTATGCATGACGTATGCTCCGCAGCAGCCGTAGCTCATTGGAACGGTTCTCACAAGGGATATGCGTAGGACTGCTTAGAATGCTCTGTGATCGGTTTGGGCCGGAGTTGGTACTCAGGTAGCGGAAAGGGCTTATACGCCCGTCTGGGACGATTCTGGTGCGAATCAGAGGGATTCTAGAAAGAACGAGAGATTGTCGAGACGGATTAATTGCAGTTAGCAATCACGGGACTAGATCTGTCGATGTCCAAGGCTAAATGCGATCTATTCGCGTACACCCCCCGACTATTAGCCTTCATAGCCCATAGAAGCGACCTATCGGCACCACATTAGTGCATGCCTATGCTATCGATCTATCAACACGTTAGGTTTTGGCTATTGGCAAAGAACATGCCAGAAATGGACTATCCTAGAACCCTGTACGTATAAATTTTCTTAGATTTATAATTCTTAAATTCAGGATTACTTGTGTCTAAGCGAGATACTTGTACAGGGCATAGCATACAGACCACCGTATGTATAACTACTGACAGACCGCATGTAGCTATCGCTAGTGGGCCGGATTGGCATGTGTGTTGGTGTGTTGTGCAGTAGAGGTACACCAAGCCTTAGTACTACCTGCATGTAGAACTACTGTATATACAATCTTTGATTGATAACTACTAGATAACTACACTGTGTTTAATCTTTAGTGTTACCGTATTCACTCTTCCAGTGTCTATTAACTATAACCATACAGACTAAACCTATTACACTAAGTATCATATCTACCATATTAACTATTCCAATGATGTAGTTTGTTAGTAGGCAATCCATCTACTGTACTACCAGTCTTTATAGTGTACTGTCTATCTGTAGCAGTCTTTAGCTTATGACACTCTATACATAGGTACTGTAGATTATCATCATCATTAGTACCATTATCGTCTAATGCTATAATGTGGTCTACTTCACCAGTAGGAGTTATTCTCTTACACTTACAGCAAGTATAGTTATCTCTAAGTCTTATTCTTAGGCGTTGAGCTACACCAGCATTACCTGTTAATCTGGTATGTTTAGGATTATATTTATTCTTGGTCATAGATTAATCCTAACGGAAGGTGAGTCCAGCGCAGCGGCACTTAAATGCAATAGACTACAGGTTACTCATCTTGATGTAGGTTTGAATTAATGGGCTAGCCTCGCACTTGCCTGGGAGTTCGACGGGCAACTCTACCGCACGGGAAAGGGTGTTCCTCTCCAATGCGCAGTAGCTTTTTCGTGTTTTCGTCTGTATCGTATGCTGGGCGCGTGATCGGTGGGGACAGAACACGCTTATTCAGAAGTGCCCAGAATCCTCGCTAGCGGGTGCAAAGTCTTGCTTCCAATGATGCTCCAAAGTTGCTGCATAGATAATCCCTGAGCAAGCATCCGACATAATGCTTCGTATCTAAGATCGTTGAAATGTAAATCAGCAATCTTGGCGCGTTCCACAGTACGGATAAATGCTCGCTGTAATGCCATGGACGATACGCCGTCAAATACGAGACCATTAGCTTTAATTCCTCTGTTCTTAAGGACTTCTAATAGTCGGTCTGAAATCGGGATTACACGAACGCCAGCCTTACCATTAACTCTGATTACCTTGTTATCTAGGTCCACATCAGACCAGTCTAGTTTGATAATCTCATGCTGCATTAATGCTGTGTCTAACGCAATGATTATGGAGTCTCTAAGATAACCACCACGCGTATTAGCTGCTTCCGCTAACAGAGCTTGTTCCTCGTAATCAGGAATTCTACGTTCTCTAGTTTGGGTCTGCTTGGCGTAAGCTGCAACTACTGGATTACGGGTTAGGCGAATATCGAACTCCCTACGTGCGTACTCGATAGCAGCCTGTAGCGTTGCGGTGACTTCGTTAGGTTCTGCTGAGAACGCGGTAACATCCTCCGGCTGTATGTCCGTGATTATCATATTCCACAGGTTAGACTTAGCCATATCAGCTACAGGAAGTTGCACCTTATCCGGCATGCTCATTTTGTACATGGCTAGCAAGTCACCTACGGACAGTAGCTCCGCAGCGTCCGTTAGTTGGTCCTGTCCTGCATCTAGGGAATTCTCCTTATCCTCGGCCCAAAGCTCCGCGTCTTCCTTAGTGTCGAATGTGCGCGAGTACGTCGGGTGTCCCAATCGTCTAACCTTTGCCTGCCATTTTGAGCCGTGCTGGCTCTTGCGTTCGCTGATAGTCGCCATAGTATTGTTCTCCCTGTTTGCAGCAGTCTAAACGGGTGCTTTATATGTGTCAACAATAATTTGGGGACAGTGACAGAATTAGGCGGGTTTACGGCTTCTGATCGGGGGTTAGCTATCCGTAATGAGGCATACAGTAAGGACTTCCCTACAGTGCTGTCAGGTAATCCCTACGCGTCTTACGTAGGGTTGTGTCCTGGACTCTACACTGTCCAGGACGCTAACAGTCTGATGGTTCTAGGCGGGTTGCGCCACCGATTAGTCAGGGACAACACAAAGTCCTTGACACAACACAGCAAGACGCGTACATTTCGATCCATGCCAACGAATCACGAGAACGCCCGGTAAGCCAAGGCTGAAAGCGCGGTAAGGGTTCCAAAGGTAAGACGAAGTAGAAGCAAGAATTTTGAAGTACCGCAGTAGCGACACGGTGACGGCATACCAGCCAGGCGCGTAAGTCCTAGTGATAGGCGAGAACTGGATAAATGATCGGAGACGCGGAGAGCAGTCCAAGGGGTAAGTTGCCTGCGGAAATCGATGCGTTGTTAGGGATAAAGAAAAACACACCCTAGCACGGACACTGTTCGTTAAGGAGACTGGGGCCAGCCTTCTTACTCAACGGGACCGAGACTAAACAAAATGAGTAATGGAATTAAATTCAGGCTTGCACATACGGACGGAACTCAAGTCCAACCACTGTGGTTTGTGCTGGCCGTAATTCGGAAGCATGGCTTTAGGACGATTTGCCCTGTAGTTAGGAGCGGCCTAGCGGGTTCGTTCCTGCTTGCTACGCTGGTGTACATCGGAGGCGCTGCTGTGCGCCCGCTGTCCTTTATTAACCTCTGTGATGAGCTTGGGGAGGAGTGTACCAACACTGAACTTGTTCCCGCATGACTCGTTAGCACACCTGATACATCCCCATTTACTAAGCCTGCTCACTACCTGACGCGGGCTTAATCGATCCCTAGATACTTAGGATAACCAATGATTATTTACCGTGTTGAGACTGAGAGCGGCAAGGGTCCGTACGCTGGTGTTGAGATAGGCTATAGGTGTGGTTCGGTTCACTCCGCGCCTAGCCCTTACGAAGACTGCGAGCTTAGGCCGGAATGGTCGCACCTTGAGCGCAGCATGGAGCAAGAGAAGTTCTACTTTGGCTTCGCTACGGCACAGCTACTCCTAGACTGGTTCCACTCCAGTGAATTCCACAACGAAGCGCATGAGGCTGGATACCGCGTTAGCGTTGTAGAGGTTCTAGGCCGCGTCTTCCACGGTACGTATCAATCAATCTTCGAGCGCAGTAAATCGGTAGTAACGAAGCGCCTCACATTCAACGAAATTAAACAACTCGCCGTTTAGGACTACACATGAAAGCAACTAACTCCGCAGCAAACCTGTATGACGCTATCGGCGGCCTCGCAGCACACCAGGCGTTGCGTATCCGTCTTGGCTGGGAACCTGACCGCAAGCCTACGCCTAAGAACAACCCTGCAGGCTCTAAGCTCGCTCGCCAGATTAAGCGTGGTAACAAGGGTCTCACTTGCCGCAACGGTTCCCCGATCAATCAGAAGGCTGCCTAACTATGACCACGAACAACACCACAACCGCTACCACCCCGAAGGTTCAACATGTCTTCGATGAGCTTCGCAAGCACGGCGTAGGCCAGTTCCTCCGCGCACACCCGGAAGCAGCCCGCGTAATGGCGCGTATGCGCAGCGACTCCAAGAGCTTCTTTAGCATTGCGGCACGGTTCCACGCATGACACAGACGCAAGCATTTACATTGGCCCGCTCGCTGGGCCTTGAGCCTACGCTCCATGAAGCCTCCGGTACGTGGCAGGTAGACGGACACAGGATTGACCGTTGGCTAGTGCTGCGAAACTACCCGGACTCTAACTGCGTGCCTAACAGCAGCAACACATACATTCGTGGTTTTTACGCATGAAGCAAAGCGCACAGTTCACGCCGCGCAAGATTAAGCGTGGTGGCAGGGAGTACAAGCGGCGCTATCAATCCATAGTCGAATTGTATAGACCCACAATCGTAGATTGCTCTAACTGTGGTAGCCCAAGACACGGACACTATATATGCATCTACTGTGGCAAGGAGTAGCGCGGCATGACCGGCGATAACGGAATCTACATCGGTGTACGCCATTGGACGCACGAGGCAGCATTGATTCGTGAGTTTCAGCGGTACTGGAATAAACAGCAGATTGAGCGACTAAATAAGCGGAGAGAACATGGGCAAGTTTAAGAAGGGCGATAAGGTACGCTGCGTAGTTGGTTTCGGCAAGTGCATCTCAGAGGGAACAGTGTACGAAGTACTTGAGGATACAGGCGAGTGGGTGCGCGTTGTGTCCGATGAAGGTATCCTAGGCGGCTACAAGCCATACCGATTCGAGCTTTTTTCTTCTTCCACCTACATCATCAACGGCGCACCCTACGAATACCCCACGCTAGCGGGTGCTGAAGCTGGCGTTAAGGCTATCGGGAACAACGGCGTTACATACGAGATTGCGCAGATTGTTAAGCGCGTTACCGTGAAGCGAGAGACTGTGGTTACGCTGGAGGAGACGGTATGAGCAAGTTTAAGGTAGGCGATAAGGTGCGTGCGATTGATGATGGTCCTGAGAATTGGGCAGGGCGTACTCATGCTATTAACGGGGCTGTCTACACCGTTGCACACGTTACCGAGAGTACGGGTAGCATTAAGCTTGCGGAGCTTCTTACAGGTAGTCCGGGGCATTGCCGCTTAGAATGGCGGTACGAGCTTGTAGCGCCCACCAACTCCTACACCGTCCATGACGAGACCTTTGGCGGTATCTACGAGTCGTTCTTCACCATCAACGAAGCCACGGAATACATTATGCAGCACGGTATCGCGGGCCACACGTACACCGTCCAGGAATACATTGAACGCCGCCGTTTCGAAGTAGTCGAGAAGGTACAACGGGAATTGAAGGCTATCTAATGACCAAATTTAAAGTAGGCGATAGAGTGCGTGTGCGTGCGGATAAGAGTGCTCACGTAGCCACTGACCATGATTTCGGATGGGTTGAACGTATGGACCGCGTGCTAGGTACTGTGGGAGTAGTGGTTGCTACGTTCAGTCATGGAGTAGAGGTAGAGTTCCCTGCTGGTTACATGTGGACGTATAACGAACTGTCTTTGGAGGCAACGTGCCCAAATTTAAAGTAGGCGATTCGATTCGTTGCATGAAGCCCGCAACGTTCCTTGCTATCAAATCAGGGCAGCGCTATACGGTGTCAAAGCTGGGTGCTATCAGCAATGACGAAGACATGGAATACGTTCAGCTTGCGGAGCTTCCCGGCCGCGCGTTCAAGGCCGACAGATTCATGCTGTGTACGAACAAATAGCCGTAAGCGTACTGGGTGTTCTCTGCGTATATCTAAGCCAGCACAGCAAGGACAGCGTTAGACGCTACGCGTGCGTCCTAGGTGTCCTGAGTCAACCCCTGTGGTTGCATATCTCCTGGCAGTCTGCACAGTACGGAGTGTTCACGCTGTGCGTTGTGTATATGGCTGTATGGCTGCAGGCATTCTATAAACATTGGATTAAACCTCTCAATCTATTTAGGAGTACAAAGCATGGCTAAAATTACTATCGCTTCCCTTAAGGCGCGCATCGCAGCCGATACCGCCAAGCTTGCAGAGTTGGAAGCCGTAGCCGCAGCAGGTAACGCTATGGCTAATCTTGCAAGTGGTGACGTGATCGAATTCATGTTTGGTCGTGGCGAGACGCGTAAGCAGCGGGCAGGCGTTGTGCTTGGTATCGCGGAGACGGATAAAGGTAAGCGTATCAAGCTGCAGGTAGGCGAGGGATTCGATGCTGAGATTCTGGTTATCACGTCGGATGCAATCGTTGCGGTTGCGGAGGATGCTACACAAGCCGGTGCGGTAGACTCTACGGCGGCCTCTGCGGACCCGCTGGCTAGCCTGTCATGAACGTATGCCTGCACAAAGCTGACTTCTCTACTGAAACTTTCCTAGACGTTAGAGAGGTCAAACACTGCATGAGCCGGTTTAGTGAGGATGAGGTAGTACTAGTTAATGACGAGTATGACGAGGAGCGCTACACGGGCGTTATAAGTATCACTATCAACGTCTAGGAGAATTCGTGAGCGATAAAGCATGGCTAGTATCTGCACAATCGCTCCCGGAAGGCAGTACGCGCAAAATAGGCCATGACTGCGGGGCGGGAGACTGCCTCCAGATTAACCACAAGCGCGACGGCTGGGGCGCGTACTGCCATCGGTGTTCATACAAGGGATTCGTACCGCGCCCTGCGGAGACACTGACAGAGAAGCTAGAACGATTGAAGCGGATACAGACCGCTGAGCGGGACGCTTGCTTTAGTCCTAGCCTGCCTATGCCCGCAGAATACCAGCCCTCCCTGTGGCCGCTGGCGGCGCGTGTGTGGCTTTACAAGGCGGGGATGTCCAACGTTGAGATACAGCATCTTGGGTATTACTGGAATGCGCGGATACAGCGCGTGGTTATGCCTATCCGGGATGCTGCAGGAACGCTGCTGTATTGGCAAGCTCGGACGCTGGATAAGACCAACCCGACCAAGTATATTAATCAGAAGGGAGTGGACAAGCACAGCTTCATAGCGAGGTACGGCGCGGGGCCAATAGTAGTACTAACGGAGGATATTCTCAGCGCCTATAAGGTATCGCGCGCGGGTGTTGAGGCTATGCCCCTAATGGGAACCAAGCTAAGCACAACGGTAGCCGCTGAGATTGTGCGGGACGGTAGGCCGGTAGCGTGCTGGTTAGACCCAGACGTAGCGGGTAGAACTGCAGCCGCGAAAGTATGCAAGACCTTACGCGCTTACGGCGTGAAGGTTACGAATGTTATCTCTGACAGAGACCCTAAGTTACTCTCACGTGAGGAAATCATATGCGCCCTACGCGCCCAAGTATCTCCGAATTGGTAGGACAGACGTTTGTAAAGGTTGCGTCTGACGATTACGAAATGACCTTAGACACAGCCGAAGGTGTCCGGTATCGCTTCTATCACGATCAAGACTGCTGCGAGAGCGTTTACATTGAATCAATCGTAGGCGAATTGTCGGACCTAGTAGGCGAGCCATTGCTGATTGCTGAGCAGGTAGACGGAGGTACGCCGGAGTCGCTAGGCGGGGAGTGGACGTTCTACAAGTTCGCCACGCGTAAGGGTTACGTGGATGTTCGTTGGTACGGTGATTCTAACGGCTACTACAGTACTAGCGTTGACCTTATTAAAGAGGACTGCTGATTATGGACGCTATCGAAGCACTGCGGATTGCCCGCTTAGCCCTAGCCATGCACTTTGACATTGAGCCGGATGTAGTAGCCGGTAGGTACGTAGGTGCTTACGTTGCGATTGGTGCTAAGAAATGCGATATCGATGCAGCGGAGGCTTATAACAAGTTGGCGGAGATGCAGCAGTTATTGATGGGACTTAATACCGATCCTGATGATGCTTGCTCCTGCTGCGGTCTCACTATGGGAGAGTCAAACCTACTGTATGGGCTTAAGCCATGAGCAAGACATTCGTGTATGACCGATTCGACTGTACTAACGGTGGCTCGCAGCATTGTTACGGATGCTACGGGATGGACCCGTGCTCAGATGGAGACTACGTTAAGGCTGAAGACGCCATTAACCGCGAGGCCGTATTACAAGCGCAGATTCGCACGCTGGAGACTCAGCTTAAGGACGCACGCGCGCTATACGGGAGCGCTAGTAAATACGAGCCGTCATACAAGTAACTAAGGAGGTTAAATGAGCCTGTCAGATTTGGAAGCACTGGCGGAAGCCTTAAGTATGTCAACGGGCACACCAGCTAAGTGCAAAGCATGTAACGCCAGCGGTTACGACACACCGTGCGCTTATCCCACTGAGATTAACCGACAGCAAGCGCGGCGTATCGCGCAACTTTTGGAACAGCTAGAAGACGTGAAGGCGCAGCTAGCCGCAGCAAACGAAAGGATTACGGAATACGGTTGGAAGCTAGACCGCACTAACTGGGGAGCATAGTTGCTTGAGATCACACTTTTAAAACTGCTCCGCAGCCGGGAGCGAATGGAGCGGCTAGGGCGGTTTGTTCCTAAGGCTGCTCTAGACGTAAGAACGCAGACCATCATTGCGGATATGCAGGCGTATCTATCGGAGTCGGGCGTACCTGAGGTAACAATCGACCCGTTCTACGTGTGGTTCTGCCTCCGGCACCCTACGCTTAACACTGAGCAGCAGGAGCTATACAAAGCGCTCCTAACGCGCGCTCTCACTGAGCCAGTAGACCCGGAGACGGAGCGGGGGATTCTGGGTAGGCTGGTGCAGGCGGAAGCGGCTAGTTCTATCACAGACGTTATCACCCGCTGGAATGAAGGCGCAGAGATTAACCTTTACAGCGCGCTTAGACAGCAAGTTGAATCACTAGAGGAAGGGCTTAACACTAAGGCCGATATCCCGGAAGTTACGGACAGCATGGACGATATTCTTTTAGAGGATATCAACGACGCTGGGCTTAAGTGGAGATTGAAGGGGCTTAACGATGTGCTCTGGCCTCTGCGTGGTGGTGACTTCCTTATTTACGCGGGGCGGGTAGGCAAGGGTAAGACTACGGGCGTTATGTCTGAAGTCTCCTTTATGGCTAAGCAGTTCGAAGCGTACTACGGACCTAACCACGGGCGTTACGTTGTGTGGCTCTGCAACGAAGGACCGGGAAAGCGGATTGTTAATCGTGCGTATCAAAGCGTACTTAACGCAACGCAAGAGGAGCTTATACAGCTAACCTCAGCCGGTACGCGGGATGCTCTATACGCTGCTGAGTTAGAAGGAGACCTTAAGCGCATCCGTGTAATGAACGTTCACCAGCTAACTAGCTACCAGATTGAAGCGATTCTACGAAAGGTTAAGCCTGGTCTGATCGTAATCGATATGCTAGACAATGTGAAGTTCTCCGCTGGGGCTATCAATGGTGGGGAGCGCTCAGACGAGACGCTAGAAGGTGGTTATCAGTGGGCGCGTATGTTGGCGGTTCAGTATGACTGTCCCATTATCGCTACCTCACAGACTACCGGACCCGCTGCAGGGTTGCAGTATCCACCAGATACGATGCTTAAGGGCAGCACCACGGGTAAGCAGGGCGCTGCGGAGCAAATCATTATGATGGGTGCTGTAGACGAGTATCCACATTCCCGCTTCATTAGTATCCCCAAGATGAAAGTACATAGGCCGGGTGCTCCGGTATATCCACGCTTTGAAGTGCTCTTTGACGGGGAGCGCGGACGGCTTCTCATGCCACAAGAGGAAAAGTAAATGCGCTACGGAATTGTAAAAACCCAGTGTGACGATTTAACAGCCACAGAGCAGCCACTCCACGTACTCAGCAAAGGAACGCTAGTGCGTATCCTTGGGGTATCCGCGTTACCCGTAGGTCTCATTGTCGAAACTATGTACCCGGTATTCGGTACGTGGGACATGCGTTATATGCAGCGTACACAGGTGCTAGACCCTTCGGACCTTTACGAGTTCCCCGCGTACTCCGGTAAGTTTATCGAACGCTTGGCAAAGGTGATGCAGAGTTCCCGCGAGTTCTTTGGCGTAGCGTGATGGGTAGCCTTATGGAGGCTGTCTACACAGCATGCCTGCTAATTCAATTGCCGTGGATGGTTAGTGGTACTGCATACCTTGCTTACGAGGTATGGGCGTCTCTCTACAAGGATGAAAAATGAAAGAAGTTAAGGTAACTATTCCGGGTATTGAACCTGGACAGGTGTACGAAATCACAGTAGCACTTAAGGACGACCAGACGGGCCGTACAGTAGGTTACGGTACGCGGACACTGAGAGGTAAGTCCTCGTCGCCCTACACAACCACGGTAAAGGTCGGGGAATGATTATTTTCTGTGCTGTCGTGCGCGGGGTTGTGTGGTGTACCGCTGTAGCGGGAGCGGTGCTAGTGGTGTACGGATGCTATGACCTTGCGTGTATGGCGTTTGATGGGCGGAAGTGGAAATGAGTGATAAATGCGTTAGGGGCTTCGCGTCCCTCGTGATCGTATTAGCGATAGCTACACCCGTTCTCCTAGTTATGCACGCAATGGGGCTATTAAAATGATCCCAGCTAATTTCAAACCGAACCTGGCAGCTACGCTCACAAAGCCGGAGCTTATCAAGTTCCCTGTGTATTGCTCGCCAAAGATTGACGGTATCCGCTGCGTGGTGTTTGACGGGGTTGCGTATAGCCGTAGCCTTAAGCCTATCCCGAATATACATGTGCAGGCATTCGTTAAGTCTAACGCGGAGTGGTTGGATAGCTTAGACGGGGAGTTAGTGGTTGGCAGTCCGACAGACCCTAACTGCATGCAAAACAGCATGGCCGTTATGCGCATACAGGGAGAGCCTGAGTTTACGTTCCATGTTTTCGATCGAATCGTCGCGTATTTCCACGGTAACACGTCTTTCATAGCACGCAGGAGCATGATTCAAGCCTTGCTAGATTACCGGAATCATCCCCGCGTAGTTATGGTCCCGCAACACCTGTCGTACGACCTAGGAGCACTCGATACGCATGAGTTGTTATTCCTTAACATGGGATACGAAGGCATGATGATTCGTGATCCAGATGCGTCATACAAGTTCGGACGCAGCACGGAACGCGAGGGCGGATTAGTCAAGGTGAAGCGCTTCACGGATGCAGAGGCGGTAATCGTTGGATTCGAGGAGGAGCAACACAATGCGAATGAGGCGACTAAGAACGCTACAGGCAATACGGAACGCAGCACGGCTAAAGCGGGCCTCGTTGGGAAGGGGACATTGGGGGCGCTTGCCGTGGAACGGGACGGAGTTAGGTTCAATATCGGAACTGGCTTTTCCGCGTCTCAACGTAAGGAGTTCTGGGAAGCGCGAGATTCTATTATGGGGCGAATCGTTACGTTTAAGTTTTTCGACCACGGAACGGTAGACGCACCCCGCCATCCAGTTTTTAAATCGTTTCGCCACGTTGAGGATACCTAATGAACGCGAGACCACAGCTAAAGGTAACGCCCAATATCCTCACGTACCAAGGGCGATATTTCGATTTCCTTGACCCGCAAGTTAAGGACGTGTCCATTATCGACATTGCTACCGCGCTATCCCGTATCTGCCGCTTCACGGGGCATACATCCTGCTTCTACAGCGTCGCACAGCATAGCGTTAGCGTGTCTCGTATCGTCCCGCCAGAGTTCGCGCTTCAAGGATTGCTGCACGATGCAGCGGAGGCTTATCTAGGTGACGTATCAACGCCGCTTAAGCAGCTTATCCCTGAGTACAAAGTGATAGAGCATAGGGTAGAGCGGGTTATCTGCCGGGCGTTCGATTTGCCATTCCCGTTAGACCCTAGTATCAAGCAAGCGGACTTACGTATGTTGGTAACGGAGAAACGGGATTTGATGCCGCGCGTCTTGATGCGCTCTAGCGAGACTGACGAGGTAGCGTGGTTTCCGTTCGCAGGAGTTGAGCCGCTGGAGGAGAGCGTATATCCGGTATGCCCGTCTAAGGCTAAGCGTATGTTTCTGGATCGGTACGCGGAACTGACTAACTAAGGAGATTTATTGTCATATTGCGTTTGGGACGTGGAGAGTACGACCAAAGCCTACATGAAGCGTAAGGCGTCTCCTTTTCATCCCGATAACTTTGTAGTCGCTTCAGGTTGGAAACGTAAAGACGGCAAGGTAGAAGGTTTGTACTTCGGTCGCGGACCTAGACCCTTTGACTGGTTTACTCGCCTGCTTAAAGGAACAACTATCCTTGTCGGACAGAATATCAAGTTCGATTTGCTGTATGCGCTGCGTGAGCCACAAAACCTTGAAATGTGGATGGAGTGGGTTGCTGCGGGTGGCAACTTGTGGGATGTACAGTTAGCGGAATACTTGTTGCAGGGCATGGCCCCTACTTCTCATATGCTTAGTATGGATGAGATGGTCCCCGCCTACGGTGGCAACGTAAAGATAGACGAGGTTAAGGCTTTATGGGAAGCGGGAATAGATACCTGTGATATTGATAAAGACTTGCTCATGCGGTATCTGTGCGGGGATGAGTCCGGGCTAGGCGACATTGGCAACACGGAGAAAATATTTCTTGGGCAGTTAGCTAAGGCACGTAAGACGGGACAGGTTAAAAGTATTTGCCTCAACAACGGGTCTTTGCTTGCTACTATCGAGATGGAACGCAACGGTATGTTTGCCGACAAGCCTCTAGGCTTAAAGCTCGCAGCCGAACTAAAGATCAAGCTAGACGAAATCACCGCAGAGCTACGCCAGTATCTACCTGCAGACCTACCCTTTGACTTCAATTGGTCGAATCGCTATCACCTTAGTCCGCTGATCTTTGGCGGTAAGGTCAAGTACGCTTTGCGCACCCCTATCCTAAACGAAGACGGAACGCAAGCCTACACGCAGAAAGAGGAGAAGCACGTAGTACTTAAGGAAGTTGCTAGCGTTAACGTAGTAGACGGCAAGCGAGAAGTTACCTACAAGACTATGGCGGTAGAGGACTATAACCGCTTGGCCCACCAACCGGAAGCACACCGTTTCCTATCCGGTAAGAACGCGGGTGAGTACAAGACTAAGACCATCAAGTGTGACGACTTGACTAAGCCTAAGTCCGCTATGCGTGACTACTTCTACGAGTTCAAGGGACACACGGAACCTAAAGAGGAGTGGGCCAGTAGTACGGAAGGCCTGTACTCCGTGGCGGAGGAAGTTATCACGCTGCTAGGTGTGCGTAACATCCCGTTCCTTAAGACTCTGGCTAGCGTTGCTAAGTTGTCCAAAGATTTGACCACCTATTATATTTCACTGGACGAAAAGACTGGTGAGTATAAAGGGATGCTTACGCTAGTCGGTATCGATAGCATTATTCACCACAGCATTAATCACACCAGCACCGTAACCGCTCGTTTCTCCTCGTCTAACCCTAACCTGCAGAACGTACCAAAGGGCGCAATGGACGAAGTTACCGGAGAGCTTCTGTCCGGGAGCCAGGTTAAGACCGTGTTTATCTCCCGCTTCGGTGACGATGGACAGATTGTACAGTCTGACTTTACCGCGCTAGAGGTGTACGTACAGGCTATCTTGACAGGCTGTAAGCAGCTTATCGAAGACTTGAAAGCTGGGCTTGATATGCACTGTGTGCGCGTCTCGCAGAAGGAAGGGATTAGCTACGAGGAAGCTGTACTTAAGTGTAAGGGCGATAAGTCTAAGGGCATCGCTCCTATACAGGAATGGGTTAAGAAACGTCAGGGCGCTAAGGAATTCAGTTTTCAACGTGCCTACGGTGCTGGTGCGCAGAAGATCGCGGATAGCACTGGTATGGACATTGAAGATGTTAAGGCGTTGATTCGTGCGGAGGAGATTCGCTACCCGGAACTGGCTGCGTATAACAAGGCTAAAGAGGAGCGCATTAAGAAGTCCCGTAGACCTACGCAGAACATCCAACCGCACCCGGAAGTAAAGGGGCTAATGTGCCAGCTTGGTAAGGGGTACAGCAAGACGCCGGATAACAAGGTGTACAGCTACCGTGAGTCTCCCGCTCCTGGCTGGCTGATTCGTCAAGGCGGTATGCCGCAGTCATTCAGCCCTACGGAAATTGCTAACTACGAGGTTCAAGGGGCTGGCGGTGAGTGGGCTAAGGCTGCTATGTGGTTGGCTATCCGCGCATTCTATGCGTGTAAGAACTTTGGCGGTAAGGCGTTGCTGGTTAATCAGGTTCACGACGCTTTGTATATGGATGCTAGTAAGGACGTTCTTAACGAGGCTTCCGCGCTACTCCATGCTTGCATGCTTGCGGCTAGCGACTTCACAGAATGGTACTTCGGATGGAAGGTAACAGTACCCGTGCCTAGCGTAACGGTACACGGTAACTCAATGATGGAGGAGAACGGTTTCACTGACGAGTTCGACACACTAGCGGACGCGTTCCGCATTGATCTACGTAAGCAGTATATGAACGGCTATACGCCCTCTTTTCTCACACACTAATATTTAGGAATACGATACATGGCGCTTGACCTTAAGGCAAAGATTGCAGAAGCAAAGAAGACTGGCCCGAACATGACGGAAGCACAGGCAGGCGGTGGAGACTATACGCCTCCTGCCGTTGGCTTGGCCCGTGCGCGACTTGTTGGTTACTTCGAGATGGGTACGCATGAGGAGGAGTACGACGGGCAGAAGCGGGACCGCGCTAAGGTTGATTTGGTATTCGAACTGAGCGGGCCTAACCATGAACCGCGTAAGCTTGATGACGGTACGTTGGTTCCTATCCGAGTCACCGTGCAGGAGACCCTTAGCTTTAACGAGAAAGCTAACTTCTTTAAGCTGTTCGCTGCAATGAATTACGCGGGTAAAGCTACGCACATGGCGGAGTTGCTTGGAGAGGCGTTCATTGTGGAAGTCTTCCATAAGAAAAGCACGGACGGTAAGAAACTGTACGCAAATCTTAAGGGTACTACTCATACTATCCCCAAGGGTAACGGCTATAACGTTAAGGGCACCACGGTACAAGACCCGCTTACGGGTAAAGCTGTGTTGCTAGAAGTCGCCCCCGCTATCACGGAGCTTAAGGCTTTCATCTGGGATATCGCGGATAAGGAAATGTGGGACAGTATTCATATTCCTGGCGAGTGGGAAGCCCGTAAGGAAGGGGACAAGGTAATCGCCCCTGCACGCAGTAAGAATGTGATCCAGCAGAAGATCATGAAGGCGCGTAACTGGGCAGCACACCCGCTGGCTGCTGTAGTGGCCTCTGGTGGCGTTGAGGCTGATCTCCCTGATGCTGAGACGCCGGAGAGTGACGGGGCCGCTGGAGAGGCTGGTAGCGATCCTTTGTCGGGAATCTGATGAACACGCACCTTAAGGTAGTTGCTACGCTGGCTGGCGTGATCTCGCTATTTACTCTGGGAGTACTTGCACCTAAGGTATTCGTAGCGCTACTGATGGTCGCGTTCGCAGTGTGGCTGTATGGGTTTCTATACGTAATCTTTGACTAATGCTAGAAGCACTAAGAGCAAAGATAGCCGCAGCCGCTGCAGAGTCTCCGCAATTTGGGCCGGGTACATTCCCGGCTGTCGAGCCTGGTCTAGTCCTGCATATGGACGGCGATTACATGGCGTACTACTGCGCCGGTAACGATGACTGCGAGCCGGGTAAGGCTAGGCGCAACGCTATGGACCGGATAGAGCAGACGAAGCGGCTAACCGGTAGCGAATCAGTAATTGTCCACCTGTCCGCAGCGGCATGCACTAAAGCTAATCGATATCTTATCGCCACGGTTAAGGCGTACCAAGGGCAGCGTACCGGACGCAAGCCCAAGAACTGGGCGTATCTGCGGGACGTGCTGGAGCATTATGAGGGGCCTAACTTTAAGCCTAAGCTGTGGATGACTCGTGAAGCTGACGATGGTATGGCGTACTGCGCTAATCAGGCACGTGGAGCTATCTCAACGCGGGATAAAGATATGCGCATGCTTCCGGGTTTGCATATTAACTGGATGACTTACGAGCTAACGGAAGTACAACGCGGAGAATACGATGTCATTGGTTCTGATGGCCTGCAGTACGGACGAAAATGGTTCTACCTGCAGCTACTACAGGGAGACACCGCAGATAACATTCCGGGTTTGCCGAAGCTATTCGGGAAGCAATGCGGAGAGACTACCGCTGGGAAGTATCTCTCAGCGGCCACAGGAATTCCAGACGCCTACGATCTCATACAAACGGCCTACGCGGACTTTTACGGTTCCCTCTGGCCTGACGCACTAGTCGAACAAGCAGCCCTCCTGTGGCTTCGTACTGACGCGCAAGCATCTATTGCCAACGTAGCGGAAGCCTTCCCGGATTGTCCACATATCAAACGCGCATTAGAGCGGCTGGAGCAGCGCGTAACTAAGGAACTTAATGAACTGGATTGTATGCTTACCGGAGAGGCCTAAGCATTGGGCCTCGTAAAGATTAAACAGTCTGAGCTTCCCGAACTTAGAGAGATTCAGGCTGAACAGCAGGGCGGTAAATGTCCGATTACAGGGTACTTCCTCGGAGACGACAAAGTAGCCGACCACTGCCACAAGACGGGTATGCATCGCGGTACGCTCCCTAGCTGGGTCAATTCGAGACTTGGCAAGATCGAGAATGCAGCGCGGGCAATGGGGAAGCATCTTAGCGTACCTGCAACACTGCGAGCGTGCGCCGCGTACGTAGAGAAGTATGAGCGGGAACCAACGTACCTCCTGCACCACACGTACAAGACTCCTGAAGAAAAGAAAGAGGCCGCACGGCTTAAACGTAACAAGGCCGCGCGTGCGAAGCGAGCCGCTACTAAGGCCGCACAATGAAGAAAACCTATCCCCGTATCCTAAGCATCGATTGCGAAACGGCCCCTATCTCTGGCTACGTGTGGAGTCTCTGGCAGCAGAACGTATCACTTAACCAGATTAACGGTGAATGGTCTTTGCTGTCGTTCTGCGCCAAGTGGCTGGGTGACGATAACTCCAAGATCATTTACGAGGATAACTCGAAGCGTCGCAATAAGCTTGACGATAGTCGCCTTATCAAAAGCTTGTGGAAGCTGCTAGACGAGGCAGACATTATCATTGCCCACAATGGTAAGCGGTTTGACTCTAAGAAGATTCAAGCACGTATGTTCCTGCTTGGCTTCCCTCCGCCGTCCCCGTACAAGATCATTGATACGCTGATTGAGACTCGCAAAAACTTTGCTATGACTAGTGCGAAGCTTGAGTATCTGACAGACAAAATGTGTACGACTAAGAAGTCTAAGCACAAGCAATTCCCCGGCTTCGAACTGTGGAAGGAATGTCTTGCAGGTAATCAGGAAGCTTGGGACGAAATGAAGGCGTATAACATCGATGATGTTATTTCTATGGAGGAGTACTACCTGCTTCTCCGTCCGTGGATTACGGGACACCCTAACGTTGCGAACTACACAAGCGTAGCCGCAGAGGGTCCGGTATGCCCTAACTGTGGTAGCGAGCACGTTATCCGCAAGGGGCTTCGTAGTACGCAAGTCGGACAGTATCCGCGTTACCACTGCCAAGGTTGCGGAGCATGGAGTCGCGGGCGTTTGCTGGCTAACTCTAAAGACCAACGTAAGAACCTTCTGGTTAACTGACTATGAAGATAACAGAAGCCCGCAGCGAGGGTGAGAAAGAGGGCGCGAGCGCTAAGGATTGGATGCAGCGTGTGTGCAATCCTTACCACCCGGAGAGCGACCAGTACGCAGAGTGGGATTACGGTTTCCGGTACGCGTACGCGCGTGCGTACTGCTATAGGAATGTTAGCTAAATGATAAAGCTCCTGATCCACGCTGCAGAGGAGGCCGCCGAATTTACGCAAGCAGCCATGAAAAAGGCGCGCGGAGATTGGGGCTTAAAGAACCTGACAGACGAGGCCGCAGATGTTGCGGCTTTTCTTATTGTGCTGCAGGAAAACGGATTGATTGACGCGGAGCGGTTTGCTGCTAGACGCGCTATGAAGATTGCGAAAATGAGGAGGAAGTATGGCAGGTAAAGTTAATGTGGTTATTAAGAACGACCCTAGCAAGTACGTAAAGAACCCAGCATTCGAGATTAAGACTGTGGAAGATGTAGTTAATAATCCTAAGCATTACACTAACCACCCGTCCGGTATTGAGTGTATCCAAATCACGGAACACATGGGATTTAACCTTGGTAACGCTCTAAAGTATATCTGGCGTTGCGACCTGAAGAAAGATGCTATTGAGGATCTTAAAAAGTCCGCGTGGTATCTGCAACGGGAGATTGAAAAACGAGAGAAAGAGGCCGCGTGAGCGCCGTCTCTAACGTTCTGACCATCGGCGCATACCGAGCATTCTATGACCTTATCGCTATCGCGCTGATGACAGGCAACACACGCCGCGCACGGGAACGGGTCTACGAGGCTAGGGAATATCTGCCGCAGATTGAGCTACATAAGTTGGTGCGGGAGTTAGAGCGGGATTACTTTGAGTTCGCTTACGTATGAGTCGCATATTGGTGGCTTGCGAATATTCCGGGAGAGTCCGGGAGGCGTTCGCTAAACGCGGTCATGATGTTATGTCGTGCGACCTACGCCCTACTGAGCAGCCGGGAAACCACTACCAAGGGGACGTAAGAGACGTGCTTTACGGTGGCTGGGATTTGATGATTGGGCACCCGTACTGTACGTTTAACACGCTGGCCGGTATCCGTTGGATGTATCACCCGGAAGACACCCACCTTCCCGCAGAGCAGCGCCGTAGACACCCGCAGTACCCCAACCGCATGCGAGACTTTGAGGAAGGCGCGGAGTTCTTTAACCTTCTAATGAACGCACCGATTGAGCGTATTTGCCTTGAGAACTCACAGCCGCACGGCTTAGCTATGTCCCGCATTGGGCGGTATACGCAAGTAGTACAGCCGTGGATGTTCGGAGAGCCTTACACAAAGGGTGCTTGTCTGTGGCTAAAGAACCTGCCGAAGTTGGTAGCTAAAACTAAGAAGTCTGATTTTCCACGCATCGAAGCAGCATGCCATAACGCCTCACCCGGACCAGACAGAGAACGGGAACGCTCACGCACGTATCAGGGCATAGCTGACGCATTCTCGGAGCAATGGGGCTAATTTAACAAGGGACTAATGCAGACAATTCAATCTTACGCAGCACAGCGGGAAGCAGCAACTAAAGTAGAGATTGATAGTATCCCTGCAGTTAGACCTTTTGCCCGTAAGCATGTGGAACGGCTGCAGGAAAACGGATACAGCACGTTAGTACTTAAACAGCTATGCCGGGAGGCGGAGTCTAGCCGCAGAGTGGACAGCGAGCATAGCCTATACGAGCACGCGGCTAACTTGAACATTGATGCTCTGCAGGCCGGGTTAGATGCATTCAGGTTAGCGCTGGAGACGGGTAAGCGTACTAAACTCAAGGTCTCCAAGATCGCGCACTACGGAGGCAGCAGTAACCCGGTTAATACTCTGTCCGTAGAGGACCAGGCTAACGCTACGTGGGATGCTATGGTGTCTGTTATTGGCCGTATGGCTGATCCAGATAGGCCGCTTAGCGTACAGACGTTAGCAGGCGTGCTAGGTGGCAGGCTGCGTAATCTGACTGGTGGTAAGTCGGAGTACAAGGAGTTAGGCTACGAGCGGGCCGCATTATTACTGCTTGATCATTTCATGGTGTCTACGGGATGGCTGGAGGAGCGCTCCGGCGAGTCTCGCATGTGCAGCCACGTACGCAAACCTAACACGTACTCACTGGCGGAAAAGTTCATTGAGGAAGTTCTAGGCGGCAGTATGGCTGCTGACTTCTCAGAGCGTAGGCCTATGCTTGTCCCGCCTGTACCTTGGACGACTACGGCAACACACGGCGGCTACCTGCACTCCGGTATCCCCGCAGTACGCGGTAACTCCCGCCCTATTGGGTCCGCTGCAATCGTCTCCGCATTGAACGCCGTACAGTCTACACCGTTCCGGGTAAATCAGCGCGTGCTAGATATCGCTGGGAAGCTGCAGGCTAACGCGGAGGAGCTTTCTGGAAGGCTGGTGCTGGGTAGGTATCTAGAAACCCGACATGACGAGGTAGAGGCCGTACGCAAGGCTAAGACGATTCGTAGTGCTTTGACTATTTCCGCCTTTAACTCACTGCAGAATGTTGAGGAGTTCTACTTTCCGTGGAATCTGGATTGGCGGGGCCGTATGTATCCCGCCACCAGTCTAATCAGCCCGCAAGGTGCGGACCTATGTAAAGGCTGTTTAGAGTTTGCGGACGGGACGCCGCTGGGGAAGGAAGGAGCTGAATGGCTGGCTATCCACCTGTGTAACCTGGCGGGAGCAGATAGGGAGATTGTAGACGGGGAGTACCGGACGCGCACACCGGAGGAGCGGGCAGCGTGGACAAGAAGCATGACCCCGGATATTTTAGAGATAGCCGCAGACCCAGAGGCTAACCGTGCGTGGCACTTGATAGGCGGATTCGGGCTGCAGAAGATTAAGCGGGGTAAGGTGGTTCCTGTAGCCGTGGATAAGCCTTGGCAGTTTCTAGCCGCTTGCTTTGAATGGGCAGCATGGGTTGAGGAGGGGGACGGGTTCCGTAGCCGCCTCGCTGGTGCGCTAGACGGTAGCTGCAGCGGCGTGCAGATGCTGGCCGGTATGACGCGTGACCATTCAGCCGGAACGATGGTTAATCTAGTCCCCGCTCCCCGTGGGGATGACTACTACGGGCGTATGGCTGCAGCACTATCCCGTAGGCTCTACAACCGCGTAGACGTTGCGGACGAGAGCGAGCTAGCCCACTTGGAATACTGGTCGGAGCAGACCTTAGACCGCGATCTACTCAAAGCTCCTAGTATGACTAAGGTCTACAGTGCAGGGGCGTACACATTTGCGGAGCAGGTACAGGCTAAGACGGGTGCGCCTGAATCTGAGTGCATGTGGTTAGCAGCACGTATTAACGAGTGCTTCGCAGAGGTAGCGCCCGGTATGTTACTGGCTATGAGTTATCTACAGGCTGTGTCCGACGTACTGACGGAGGAAGGTATTCCGCTACGCTGGGTAACTCCTGCAGGCTTGCAAGTCGAGCAGGATAGACGGGAGACTAGAACCGTAGTTATTGAAACTCGTCTGTCAGTAGACGCACAACGCAAGCAGAGGGACTTTATTATTAATGGGGACAGACTGAGCAAAAAAGGACAGCGAGCAGGCGTAGCACCTAACTTCGTGCATGGCGTGGACGCTTCACATATGGCTATGGTCGTTAATGATTTGCATGCTAAGGGCGTACGCAATCTGTTTATGGTGCATGACTCGTTTGGCGCACCCTTCGCACAATGTGGGGAAGTATTTAGGAGTACGCGCGAGCAGTTCATTAGCCTAATGTCGGACGACTTGCTAGCTAAGTGGACTGCTGACGTAACAGTGGCGCTGTCTCCAGAGGCTAAAGCCAAGCTACCACCCTTACCAGAATACGGAGATTTAGATTTGAGCGGAGTAACAGAATCGCTTTACGCATGGGCATGATGATTACGCCGTGCATAGAGTTCCAAGGTTATCTAGATAAGAACGGCTACGGCCAGGTAACCCGCAACGCGAAGCAATACTACGCACATCGCTTAGCATACTGTGAGTACAACGGCGTAACGCATGAGAGCATATTAGGTATCGTCATTCGCCACAAGTGCGACAATCCTGCGTGTATTAACGGAGAGCACTTGGAGCCAGGTACGCAAGCGCAGAATATGGAAGATATGCGCAAGCGAGGTAGACAGTCTAGAGGCTCCACTAGACCAATGGCTAAACTCACTGAAGACGCAGTAAGGGAGCTTCGTAGACGCTACATGCCTAGATGCAAGACTAACGGTATCCGCCCACTAGCCAGAGAGTACGGTATTAGCGAGTCCGTAATACACGGTGTTGTACAAGGCAAGACGTGGAAGCACGTTCTAACCTAAGCACGCCTTACTCTCAGCCTTGCGCCTAGTAACCAATCCGGGAAGCGTTACTAGCTTCCCTTTAACTGTACCCTTTACGTACAGAAGCAACGCAGCACAAGCTCCCTTGCGATCACCCTTATTCAACTTACGCAGTATCGAGCTTCTGGCGAACGCACCCGAACCCATATTAAATATAAAGTCGGTGTACGCCAGTCTCTCCCCGTCTGATAGCGGAACCTTAACCCTAGTCGCTAGGGCTTTCTGAGCTTCCGCAATATCCTTCCCCAGCAAGTAGCTGCACACGTCGTCTGAGTACGCATCCCCGACTCTCAGGGGCTTTCCATCTGGTCCCGTGTAGGCATGCCCTACGCACACCGTCTTAACCCCGCCGGGGTCGCTATAGACCTTGCTGGAGTTCCCTTCGAATCCTGCTGTGAATAACGCTGCGGCTAGTCCTACCGTGCCGACGAGGCGGACCAGGATAGCTTTGTTGATTGTTGGCATTGCTGGCCCTTAATTTAATTTGTACGGGACATGAGATAGTCCTTGACACAGTGCAGCGTGGCGAATAATCTACGTACATGGAAGCGAACAACACGCGGGAGAACGGAGTGGACGAAGACCTTATCCAGATATTCAAGCGTAATGAACGGATTGCCCGAACTGTGGGTTACGCAATTGCTTGGTACAGAGGCATTGAGATTACATGCCGCAAAGATTCACGGGGACGCTTGCTCTGGCGACTAAACAACCGCCCTACAAGCCGTTTTGATGCACTCGCGTATTTCGCCTAAGTCGATAACAAGGAGTACGAAATGTCTAACAAGTTCCACGTCACCTACTGGGTAGGCTACGAAGCTCGCGTATGCAAGGCTTCCCGTGAATCCTGCCCGTATCAATCCAAGGCTATGCGCGAGGAGTGGTTGCGCGGCTGGGATGCAGCAGAATGAATCTCGATCAATTCAGAGCACGCCCGCTAGTGGTTACGGTTAAGGAACTTTGCTGTAACTGCCAGAAGTTGACAGAGGGAGTTAGGCTGCGGTACGTGCAGGGCGCACCGTTCAAGTCGTGCGAGCCCTGCTTCGATGCTGAGACGCGTAACAAGGCTGCTACGTCAGACGAGGATTACTATGCTTGGTAACTTGCTCCTACTAGCCGCTATGATCGTACTAGCGTGCCTGACTACCGCAGTAGTGTTCATCCTGGATAAAGCTACGCCTAGAGAGACGCACCCGGATACTGATAAGATAGACTGGCCGCCTCAATAACTGGAGCCTGAAATGTCCAAGCTACTCGCAACGTTGGTGTTACTTGCTGTGAGCACCGCTGCACACGCACAGGCGTTACCTGCAGACGTAGCCGCGACATATCAGCAGCAGGCAGACGCCTCGTACACCATCGCAATGCGCGGATGCTCAATGATGGGCATGTTTCCGTCTCGCCAGGCTAGCTGTGAAGCAGCAGCGCTCCGGGACAGAGATACGTATATGTTGAGAGCGGCTAGCCTATATTGGTCGGTGGTCGTGCGGGATGACGCTAGGAAGCAGTTTAATACAGCCGCAGCGAACTGCAGGAAGACCAACGGAGACACTTGCTTAGACAGCCTGCAAAGCGCCTCCGAGGATTATTACCGTGCGGACGTAGACGTTAGGCGGGCACAATAACACCGTGTATCTCGTATTTATCCATGGCTTCCACTAGCGGCCTAAGCGGATAAAATCCCGCTCCATAATTACGAGATACGCTCCCGCTAGAGTGCCCGGATAGCGCGTCTGATACTTCCTCAGCTACTCCTACCTCGCGCATATAATCCTTAAAGCAATGGCGGAAACTGTGGAACGCCTTCCGGCTATCCGTTACACCAGCCTTGCGCTTAAGCGTAGAGAATCTAGAACTAAACGAAGCTGTCTTACGCCCGTTCTTACCCGGCTTTAACTCCGGGAATAACTGAGCACCTTTCTGTGTGCGTACGTAATCTATAAACCCTATCTCTATCAGAGTCTTGTGTACAGGGACACGCCTACGGCTAGATGCAGTCTTCAGGCTCTTTCCTTCACCCTCCTCTGTGGCATAGATAACGTGTACCTTGTGCTCCTTACCAGCAACATCCCGGTAACTCTCCTGCACAACATCACTAGGCGCTAACTGCCCAATCTCCTCTAGCCTTAATCCGGTATATAGCCCGATTACAGGCAGCCAGTATTTAGCCCCAGTCTTGGGCAAACTCCCAAATATCTTGTTTATCTCGTCAACCGTAAAAGGTAAGCGAGCAGTCTTAGCGCTTTTCTGTCCCGAAGTCTTAACGCCAGTAACCGGGTTAGACTTAATCCAGCCCTCATTTACCGTTACGCCTAGAACAGCGCTCATGATGGCTAGATAATTCTTAATCGTACCGGGCTGCTTTCCGTCGGCTTTAAGTGCGGTCTGAAACTGTACGATATGCTCACGCTGTATTTTCCGAAGGGGTAGCTTGCCGCACACTTCCCAGAATCGATGCACCACGTTATGCGCGGTAGCAATGATCGAACCACCTGGGCTACGCTCTGTTTCCCACTTACGCAAGGCCTCTGCCAGCCCTACAGCGTCCCGCACGGATACGGCTGGTGCATGGGTAGCCACTTCAGTAACGAAGGGCACCACGGGGCTATACGCGACTCCGCCTAACACGTCCCGGATAGTCTTGTCAAGACCCACCATGAAATGAGATAAAGCAGCCTCATTACGAACTGCTTCTATGTCGTCCCGTAGCTCATTGTCGTCTGGGTCGCCGTGTTCATCCTCATGCATCCCCGTCCAATCCTGTCTAGACCCAGCGGAGACCTTCACCACCTCTCTAGCGCGAGTCACGGCAAACAGTTCATCTATCTGTACAGCCACCTTGCGGGCCAGCACAGCAGCCTCTTTAGGGTCGCTGGTATTTAGTGCCCTCTGGATTTCCTTCTTACCTTCAAGGAACGGTACTAAGTCAGTAGGAACCCTACGCCTGTAGTAATACCGTGCACCGCGTCTTACGAGATGTTCGCTCATAAAGCACCTGTACCCTGTGTGACAGACGCAGGATGTATTTCCTGTCTGTAGGCCTTATCTGGCTTGGGTTCTATGATACAGGCGCTTTCCGCTGTGTACAATCTCTATTCGTAGTAGAGTTAATACTGTGTTAAATCAAGCACTTAGGTCAGACAAAGTACGCCTTGTGGGAAGCCTTTGTGTGACAGTTTAGCGGAGGTTAAGCCGCTTCCTACCGACAGCTACAAGGTGATCCACCAGATAGGCCAAAGGTTCCGCCTCGTTAGACTGAGGATCAATCCCGCACGTCTTCAGGATGTACGAACCCGCGTGTACCGCCTCGTGCACCAAGGATAAGATACTCCCGTCAAACACACCGATAACGCCATCTACCCGCTTGCCCGCGTCAAACCCGCCTGCCGTGTTCCTGAAGTCTACCTTTGAGTGTCGTAGTGCGTGAAACTCCTTTACGGTGTTGGTGAAGACTACACGCATACCGTAAGGCTGGACTACATACGTGGACCGCATTACTTAGCAGGAACGCTTACGCCAGCTTTCCACGCACGCAGCGCCGCCTTGTCGCCCCAATCGCAACCTTCCAATTGTGCCCGCTCGTTAATCAGGGCTTGGGCTAGGTCCGCTACCTTGGTTCCTGCAGGGCGCGGCGCGTGTGCGCAAGGCTGGAGCAGGGAATCCGCCGGGGTTAGCGTAATGGTCTGGACAACGGTGTTAGTTCGCGTGAAACCCGCACAGCCTGACATACACGCCAGAGCTACCAGCAAAGAGACGATTGTTAGATTATTTCGTAGCATTAGGCGTAGTCCCGTAAATTGCATCCCAGATGTCTTTAGAGACTTCCGTAGACGCTGCGCTAGGGTTAGCAGACACAGCCTTAGCCAGGTTTGCGGTAGATGCTGCGTGGTTCTGCTGTGCCGTGGCAAGCTGTACCGCCTGTGCTGCGAATGCGGCTTTAGTGGCGGCTGCTTCGGATGCAGCTACGGCGGCGTTAGCTTCTGCCTGTGCGGTCTGGAGCTTGTACGTTTCAACCTGTGCGACTGCTGCAGTTACCTTGCTGTGTTCAAGTACGGCGTAAATGCTCGTACCAATACCGATGGCCATACACAGCCCAAGGGCGCACAGCAGGACGCGTTCAAAGATAGTTGACAACATAATTTAGTCGTCCTTAGTAGGTGTAGGCTGATCGCCCAACTTCTGCCACAGTGACCAGTCTTTGTTAAACAGACCGCGCTTGAGTGCTACTGCGGTACGGTAGACACGGGGCAGAGCACCCCAGATGTAGAACAGGGTAAGCAGTATGGTTGCGACGGTTGCGATGGTACTAAGGGGTAAGCCCGCTAGCCCGTAGGCCGTTCCACCAATGCTAGTTACTACCTTTACGCCGGATGCAGCCGCGCTATCCGCAGCTTCAGAGAAAATGCCCATAG